GACGCCCGTGGAGGAGCCTCAGGGTGCCTCCCGGGCGGCTGGCGGATGCGCCCTCGTCATCGGCCTCGGCATGGCCGGGGGAGTCGTGGTCGCGGTCCCCGAGCTCGGCTACACGGTTGCTGGGGCGCTGGCTGTGGTCGCGGTCGGCAAGGCCCGCACGTGGGCCGCTGGCCGCCGCCAGGACGCCGACGAGACCGAGGCCGACGAGCAGGAGCCGGTCGACATCGTGGCCGTCCTCCAACAGCTCGGCGAGGGCGGGCAACACGTCCTCCTCACCCGCCTCGCCGACGAGGCCGGGCTGCCGGACACGAAGGCCGCGCGCACTCTCCTGGGTGAGGCGAGCATCCGGGTCCGCGCGGTCCGCGCCCTGGACGGCAAGGGGGTCGAGAGGAATGGGCCCGGCATCCACCGCGACGACATTCCAGCCCCTCTCCCCGAGAGTGACGCCCCTTCTGGCGGGTGTGTTTGTGCAGGTCACACCGCCAACGCCAACACCAACAACGACGGCGGAGAGGGGCCCGAGAAGGGGTTCCGTGTAGAGCACACCGGCCACGCCGGGACCACCGTCTACGACCTGTCCGAGACCCACCAGCGCCGCCACAAACTGACAGGAGCCCGTCGTGGGTGACTTCAAAACCAGCATGTCGATCAGCGAGCTCCGGCAGCGCAACGAGGCCAGCCAGGCCGCCGCGCAGGCCGCGAAGAACCCGCCCCAGCCGCCCCCGAAGAAGGGATGATGGACTGCATGGCAGCACACGAACGCACGACTCTGATCCAGGAGCTGCGCCGCACAGGAATCGGCCACACCGGCATGGCGGCGTCCCTGCTCGTCGACAAGTACACCCATGCCCTGGCCATGGAGCTGCGAGCAGCAGGCCACACAGAGGCTGCTGAACTCATCGACGTGGGTCTGAGCGACCAGGACGGGAGGTAGTCGCATGGACGACCTGATCGCGTTCCTCCGCGCCCGCCTCGCCGAAGATGCCGCTGCCGCCAAGGCCGCTGCGTGGGACGAGGACATGTCCGCCCGCTGGACGGCCGCATCCACCCCCTACGGAGGCGACCAGGGCCACCCGCGCTGGTACGTCAACGACGCCTATGACGACGGCGTCATCGGGAAGGTCGACCCGCAGGGCAACGACGACGAGGGCGTGGCCCGGCACATCGCCCGTCACGATCCCGCGCGGGTGCTGGCCGAGGTCGACGCCAAACGGCGCCGCCTGGAACTCCTCGCGGACGCCATCCGGCGCGGCCACGACGACTCCGACATCGCCACCGAGCTGCTCCCACTCGAAGCCCTGCCATACGCCGACCACCCCGACTACAAGGACACGTGGCGGCCGTAGCCCCAACTGTCAGTGGCCGCCGCTACCGTGGACACGTCAGTGCGACCGTTGCTGCTCAACCGAAAGCCCTGCCGAGCGTGGAACCCCGGCAGGGCTTTCGCGTACCGGGGCCCCGTGGCAGGATGCCCCGACACGCACCAAGGGGGCCCATGACCTACTACGTCGAGAAGCGCGGCGCCAACCACACGTTGCACCTCGTCCTCACTCTGCTTACCTGCGGCCTGTGGGCCATCACCGGCTGGCCCATCGCCGCCATCATGGGCCGCAAGCGCACCGTCCGGGGGCCGGCGCAGCCGCAGTTCTACCCGCAGTACATGCCGCCACCGCAGCAGCCACCGATGCCGCCGCCGGGCCAGTACCCGCCGCAGGGCTATGGGCCGCCGCCGGGACCGTACAACCCGCCGCCCATGCCGCCCAACACGCCGCCCCGCCCGTAGCGCCACAACTAGCCCACTTGGGTGCATACTCGATCCAGGTGCAGGCGACCTGATGGGCGAGATGGTCGACGCGCAGGACCCCAGTCACCCCCCGGGCTGGGGTCCTTCTGCATATGCTGGAACCCGAGTGAAAGGGGCTCCGCATGGCGACACCACTTACGGCCGACCAACTCGTCCGCGCCCTCCGCGCCGAAGGCGTCAAGGTCATCGAGACGCCGGGCTGGCGCGACAACAACCGGAACCACAAGGGCGCCTGGGGCCCGGTCAACGGCACGATGCTCCACCACACCGTCACCCCCAAGACGATGTCCGCCGTCTCCATGTGCTTCAACGGGACCGGCGACCTGCCCGGCCCCCTCTGCCACGGCGTCATCCGCCGCGACGGCACCGTCCACCTCGTCGGCAACGGCCGCTCCAACCACGCCGGCGGCGGCGACCCCAACGTCCTCCAGGCCGTGAAGGACGAGCGGTACACGACCAGACCCCCCGACCCACACCAACACCAGGGCAGCAGCGGAGCCGTGGACGGCAACGCGCACTTCTACGGGTGGGAGTGCGAGAACCAGGGCGACGGCCGCGATCCGTGGCCCGCCGTCCAGGTCGAAGCCATGGTCCGCGTGTCCGCCGCGCTGATGCGGGCGCACCAGTGGTCGGAGAAGAGCACGATCGGCCACCGCGAGTGGTCCGACTGGAAGAACGATCCCAACGGTCCCGACAACGTTGTCAGCATGCCTGGCCTGCGCGCCCGCATAGCCGACCGCCTCGCCCACCCCGCGTCCTGGACCCCCGGCACCACCCCCCCCAAGCCCCCCGCCCCAGCCCCCACCACTCCCGCCGGAGACACCATGGACCCCCGCCTCACCTGGCTCACCCGAGCCGAAGACCTCACCCTCATCCCCGGCAGCCCCCTCACCCTCTACTGGACCGCCGAACCCTCCGACAGCCCCGGACAGCACGGCGACGGCGGCAGCACGTTCCTCCAGGGCGCCCTCTACACCATCGAGCTGGACCTGGAGTTCAGCGGCCTCGACGGCAACGAGTACCTGTCCGTCCGCACCCTCAACGTCCCCACCGCCGGCGGCGCGGCCGTCCCGGGCGGCGCCGTCGAGGTCGACGGCCGCGGCGACGGCACCAGCCTCGTCAAGCGCACCGTCACCCTCACCGGCCGCGTGACCGCCGACTCCCGCCTCGCCATCGAGGTCACCGCCCAAGGGTCCACGGCCACCCTGGAGTACGCCCGAGTGCAGGGCCTGTCCTGGGCACTGTGAGTGAGCCCGATCGATGAGCCGACACTCGGCGAGCTGCTGCGCGACGTGCAGTCCGACGTCCGCGCCATCCGCGACGCGCAAGCCTCGTACCTCACCAAGGAGATCTACGACGCCAAGCAGGAGGCACTCGTGAGGCGCGTAGCGGCACTGGAAGAGTCCCGGCAGACGTGGGTGCGGCTCATCGTGTCGGCGTTCGCCCTGCCGCTTCTGGTGATGCTGGCCGCCGTCGCCATGGGGGTGCGCCCGTGAGGCGAACCGTACGGAAGAACTTGACCTGGCTCGGCTGCGTGCTCGCCCTGGCGATGGCGATGGGCGCCGGCTTGGCCTACGCGCGGGGCGTGTCCGACCGGGTGGACCGGCTGGAGTCCGAACGGGCAGCCCTGGCTCAGCAGGTCCGCGAACTCGGCGGAACGCCCGTCGTGGGCCCCCGCGGCGAGGCCGGCAACGACGGCCAGGACGGAGCCGTCGGACCGTCAGGACCCCCCGGCCCCACCGGCGCACCAGGACAGGACGGCAAGGACGGCACGAACGGCGTCGCCGGAAGCCCCGGCCCGAGCGGCTCCCCCGGACCGTCCGGACAGCCAGGCAAGGACGGAGCGGACGGCACCAACGGACGCGACGGCGCACCCGGACCCACCGGACCTGTAGGCCCCGCAGGACCCAGCGGACCACCCGGACCGACAGGACCGCCCGGACCCGCCGGACCCCAAGGCGACAAGGGAGAGCCCGCCGAGGCCTGCCCCGTCGGCTACGTCGGCGCCAACTTCGACTACCAGGGCGTGACCTACTTCGGATGCCGGAAGGAGACACCATGACCGACGAGCCGTACCCGTGGTTCCGCTGCGAGACTGAGACCGAAGTCGCCTTCGAAGCCTTCCGCGTCTACCGCGACATGGGCACCAGCCGCAGTACCCGAGCCGTAGCGCACTCGCTGGGCAAGTCCGCCCAACTCATCACCCGCTGGTCATCCACCCACCACTGGGTAGAACGAGCCCGCGCCTACGACAACCACCGAGACGCCGAACACCTCGACGCCACCGCAGCCCAGGAAGACGAACTCCTCGGCCGCCTCCTCGACAGCGCTGAACTCCTCCGCCACAAAGCCCACCAGGCACTCGCCGCAGCAGAAGACATCAGCCCAGCCCTTGCCGTCCGCATGCTCGAAGCCTGCGCCAAGATCCTCGCCACCCGGCGCGGTATGAAGCCCGAAGATACCGACCACACTGCCACCGTCGACGTCGTCGCCCTTGCAACAGAGCTGATGAACCGTGGCCGTCCGCGACCTTGACCCCGTCCTTGCCCAGATCGAAGCCCGAGGAGTCTGGCGGGACGGCGTCGCACGCCCCGAACAACTCGCCCCTGAAGGCGACTGGGACACCTGGCTACTCCTTGCTGGTCGCGGCTTCGGTAAGTCCCGCACGGGCGCCGAGTGGACCATCGAGCAGGCCCTCTCCATGCCTGGATCACGCGGCGCCCTCGTCGCCCCTACCGCCTCCGACTGCCGAGACATCATGGTTGAGGGCGAGTCCGGCATCATGGCCTGCGCGTTGCCCGGCCTTGCCCACTACGAGCCTTCCAAGCGGCGCATCACCTTCGCCAACGGCAGCATCGTCACCCTGTACTCCGCCGACGAACCCGACCGGCTCCGTGGCCCCCAGCACCACTACGGATGGCTCGACGAGCTTGCCTCCTGGCGGCACCTTCAGCACGCCTGGGACATGCTCCAGATGGGCATGCGCCTCGGCCAGCACCCGCGCATATGCATCACGACCACCCCCCGGCCCCTGCCGCTGATCAAGCAGCTCCTGAAGGACGACCGCACCGCCATCGTGCGAGGATCAACCTACGCAAACCTCGCAAACCTCGCCCCCTCGTTCCGCCGAGCAGTGATCTCCCGCTACGAGGGAACGACGCTCGGCCGGCAGGAGCTCGACGCCGAAGTCCTCGAAGACCTGCCCGGTGCCCTTGTGGCCCGCGCGCTGATCGACCGGACGCGGGTAACCCCGGACGAGGTGCCGGAGCTGATCTCCATCGTCGTCGGCATGGACCCCGCAGGCACCGGCACCGGCGACGAGACCGGCCTCGTTGTCACCGGCTGGGGCGTCGACCAGCACCACTACGTCCTCGCAGACGGCTCCGCCAAGCGGAGCCCCGACCAGGCGGCGAGGGCGGCGTACGCAATCCGCGAGCAGTACGGGGCGGCTCACGTCATCGTCGAGGACAACAACGGCAAGGACTGGATCGGCGAAGTCCTCAAACGGGTCTGGCGCGACATGCAGCCCGCAGGGGACACGACGCCGCCGCCGGTGCGCACCGTGTGGGCGTCGCAGGGAAAGAAGCTGCGGGCGCAGCCGATCGGCATGCTGTACGAGCAGGGCCGCGTCCACCACGTCGGCAGCCTCCCGGAGCTGGAAGACCAGCTGACGACGTGGATCCCCGAAGAGGACCCCAAGTCCCCTGACCGGCTCGACGCGCTGGTGCACGCGATCACCCACCACATGAAACGGGACCGCTCCCGTACCCAGCTGGTCAACCCGCACAAGGCCGCGGGGCGCGCCGGGCGCGTACCGGGGCAGCATCCAGCACTCAAAGCACGCCGACAGGCGGCATGATGGGATGGAAATGGAAACGTATCCGCTTCTGATCGTGGTGGTGATGGCGCTGGCCACGGCCCGCGTCACCCGACTCGTCACCCGCGACCGCATCCTCGACGCGCCGCGGCGAGCTGTCCTGCGCGCCCTCCCCGACGACCACCTCCTCGCCTACCTCGTCGTCTGCGACTGGTGCGTCAGCGTCTACACGGGCGCGCTCGCGGCTGCGGGCGGGGCGTGGGCGGGCTGGTGGCCGTGGGCGTGGGTGCCGGCGCTCATGCTCGCGTTCAGCTACGTGACCGGCTACCTGGCCTCCAGGGAGGGCGAGGGCTGATGGCGATCTTCCGCAGGCGCACCAAGGACGGGCCGCTCCTCCCCGAGACGCCCGATGCGTCCGTCACCCCCCGCAGCATTACTGCCGCAGCCATGCCGATGGCCGGCCCCGGCGTGAAGATCGCCGACCGTGCCCGCAAGTTCAACGCCAACTCGGACTGGCAGCGGCAGGGCTGGTACTACTACGACGTCATCGGCGAACTCCGGGCCCCGCTCGTGTGGATTGCGAACGCCGTCTCCCAGGCTGACCTGCATGCCACCGAGCTCGACCCCGCCACAGGCAAGCCGACAGGGCCGTCTGAGAATCCCACCGCCGTACAGGCCGCAGCGCAGGTCCTCGGCGGCGCCGCCAAGCGCGCCACGCTGCTTCGCGTCCTCGCTCTCTGCTGGCAGGTCCCCGGCGAAGCGTGGGTCATCGTCCGGCCCCGCGGTGCGGGGAAGCCGGACGAGTGGATCGTGCTGCCGCCGTCGCAGGTGAAGACGAAGGGCACGGGCGCCAACGCCAGCTGGGAGTACCGGGATCCGAAGCTCGGCGTCGACATCCCCCTCGATGTCGGCTCCCGGCTCTTTCGGATTTGGTCTCCGCACCCCTCGGACTTCATCCAGGCCGACTCCGCGATCCGCCCCGCCCTGCCGATCTGCCGCGAGATCGAGAAGGCCTCCCAGACCCTGGCTGGACAGCTCGACTCCCGCCTCGCCCAGGCTGGCGTGTGGCTCGTCGCCGACGAACTCGACCTCCCGAAGGGCGAGCACGAGACGACGGCGCTCGCGTTCATGGACGAGCTGCTGTCCGTTGCCGAGACCGGAATTCAGACCCCGGGTACGCCAGCGGCTGTGGTCCCGGTCGCGTTCAACGCCCCTGCCGAGATGATTGCGGCTGGGTCTGCGCTGGCCTTCGTGGACTCCTCCACCGTGTTCGTGCAGGGCCTGGACGACCTCCGTGACAAGGCGTTGGACCGGCTGGCCGCCACTCTCGACATGCCGAAGAGTGTGGCGGCCGGGTCGCAGGACGAGTCGAACCACTGGAGCGCCTGGCAGGTGGAGGAGTCCACCTACAAGATCTTCATCGAGCCCTTGCTGCGCGAGCTTGGCGACGCTCTCACCGAGCAGTGGTACCGGCCCGCGCTCGTCGCGATGGGTATGACCGAGGAGCAGGCAGCCCGGTACGAGATCGGCTGGGACACCACGAACATCGTGGCCCGCCCCGACGACACCGAGAACCTGCGGGACCTCTACGACCGCGTCCTGATCTCCGACGAGTACATGCTGACGGAGAACGGCATCCCGCTGGACGCCATGCCGTCGGAGGAGGAGCGGGAACGGCGCCTGCTGGAGAAGTACGTGGCGTCTTCGCCTGCGATCCTCAGCGAGCCGGGTGTGGCTGAGGGCATCGGGATGCCTGCGTTGGCGGCGGCGCAGGCCTCGGCAGCCGAGCAGGCACCGGAGCCGGTCGTGAATGAGCAGCGGGCGCTGCCTGCGACGCAGGGCCAGGAGCCGGAGCCGGAGGCCGTACCGGACGGCCTGACGGCGGCGGCCGAGCTGCTCGTTTTTGATGCCCTGTCGCGTGCGGGCGGGCGCCTGCTCACGCGTGAGAACCGGGGCCAGTTCGTCTCCACGCCGAAGCACGAGCTGCACACCGTCATCCAGGCCGCACCCCTCGACTCTGAGCGGCTGTTGGAGGGCTCGTTCCAGTTCGTGCAGCCTGTGGCGGAGGCGTTCGGCTGGGACGCGGTACGCCTGCGGGAGCGCCTGGAGGAGTACGTCAGCGGCCGTCTGCTGCGGCAGGCCGGGCATGACCGAGCCGTGTTGCGGAGCTACCTGCGGTGACAACGTTGCCGCCCGATGACGGGCTACCCCAACGGCTCCGCGCGGAGGCGTTCATCCGCGAGGGCGAACAGCGGGTTGCCCGCACATGGTTCCGCTCCCTGACGCGCTGGCTCGACCGCGTCCGGCCCGCCGTCGTGCGAGGCGGCACGGTCGATCCGGCCCGCGTCTCCGATCACGTCCCGTTCTGGACGGAGCAGGTCGACGTCGAGGTCATGCCCGTGGTCGACGGCATCCTCCAGCGGGCAGCACGCCGAGTCCGCCGGCAGGGCGTTCCGGAGGCGGATACGTGGGTGTCGACGTACCTGAATGAGGCGGGCAACCGGCTCGTGCGGCTGCCCGATGAGGTGTACGGCCTGATCGTTGCCGAGTTGGAGCGGGGCATCCGGGAGCAGGAGTCGGTCCCGGATATCGCGGCGCGGGTGTCGACGGTGTTGACGGCGACGGGGTCGGAGCGGTGGCCGCGTCGGGCGGTGACGGTGGCGCGGACGGAGACGCTGGCAGCCGTGAACGCGGGGGTGTACCGGTCCGCACAGCTGGAGGCGGAGCAGCGGGGGGATCTGGCGCCGTTCAAGCAGTGGATTGCAACGGCGGATCCGCGCACGCGCGACACGCACCGGGAGGCGGACAAGCAGCGCACTCTCCTCAGTGAGCCGTTCCGTGTCGGGGGCGCGCAGCTCCTGTATCCCGGCGACCCGACCGGCCCGGCCGGAGAGGTCATCAACTGCCGGTGCTCGATGTTCCCGGTGGTGCTGGGAGAAGAGATCGACTGGACAGAGAGGCAAGATCCATGAGTGACAGCGTCTACCGAGAGCGTGCCCGCCTGGTGGCTCACCTGGCAACGATCTACCCCTCCACCATCGGATACACCGACCCGTCTGAACCTGACTGGGCTGTCGTGTACGTCAACGGCCCCGAGGGACAGATGGGGTGGCACGTGGCACCCGACGACATGGACCTCTTCGGTCACGTCCAGCGCGACGACACGGCCACGTGGGACGGCCACGCGACCGAGGAGAAGTACGAGCGGCTGCGCCGCCTGACGGAAGGAGCGTCCCGTGGCTAGGACGTGGAGTGCGGTGCTGGCTCGGTTGGGCGTGCCGACCGGGGATGGCAGGATCATCGACCCCGCAGGCGGCTCGTCCCGTGACCTGCCGCTCCCCCTCATGTGGCAGGAACTGTCCGACGACGGGCACGGCGGCTCCCGTGTCGTGGGCCGTATCGAGACGCTGCGGATCGCGGACGGCATGGTCACCGCCACCGGCAGCATGCTGGAGGACATCCCGTACTCCGTCACCGAGCAACTGGAGGCCGGCGTCGTCGGCCCGTCGGTCGACCTCGACGACATCGAGTACGTGATGGGCGAGAACGAGCAGCTGGTCATCACCCGGTGGCGCGTGTCCGGGGCCACGCTCGTCTCGATCCCGGCGTTCGCGGACGTGTCCCTCACCCTCGATCCGCTCCCTGTCGAACCGATGCCCGACGTGACCGAGATGCAGGACGTGCCCGTTGAGGACTGGCTGTACGCCTCGGCCGCGCCCCAGCAGCTGCCCCCGGCGGACTGGTTCCAGCGGCCGGACGTCGACCGGCTGACCCCCCTCACTGTCACCGACACCGGCCGCGTCTTCGGGCACATCGCGGGCTGGTCAACCTGTCACGTGGGCCTGCCCGGCTGCGTCACCCCACCGTCGTCGCCCACCGGCTACACGTACTTCCACGTGGCCGAGCAGCGCACCAGCGACGGCGCCACGCTGCCCGTAGGGACGCTCGTAGCCGGACCCCGGCACGCGGACGCCCAGTTGGCGTTCCGCGCCGCGCAGGAGCATTACGACGACCCGAGCGCAGCCGTCGCCCGCGTTGTGGCCGGCGAGGACGAGTTCGGCATCTGGGTCGCCGGCTGGCTGCTCCCCGGCGCCACGCCGGAGGCCCTGGACACGTTCCGCACGTCGCCCGTATCCGGCGACTGGCGACGCGTTGGCGGAGCGCTGGAACTCATCGGCGTCTGCTCCGTGAACGTGCCCGGATTCCCGGTCCGCCGGGTGCATTTCGCCTCCGGAGCACAACGGGCCCTGATCGGCTCGTTCGGCATCACGCCCCAGCAGGGCGATCGCTTTACGGACACCCATAAAGCGATCAAGGAAGAGACCGACATCGCCCGTGCGCGTCTGCGCTGGGCCCTCGCCACGACGGAGGACTGACATGCCGTGCAACTGCGGAGGGGCGAAGACCCTCACCGACTACAAGGTCACCTACCGAGGCGGCGGGGAAGCGTTCGTCACCCACGAGGAAGGCGGCCTCGTTCGCGTGCGTCAGCTCCTCGCCAAGTCCCCCAAGGGCGGCACCTACCAGGCCGTCGCTCGCACCAAGTAACACGCCGTAGACCGGGCGGCCCTTACAAGTCGCCCGGAAAGCGGTACCCTGCACACAGCTTCGATGCTGGCGGTGGGCCGGTCGATGCAGACGAGTTGTTGTCGTTCTGCCGACTGGAAGGAGACCACCGTCATGGCAGAGCAGACCCCGGAGAGCACCGAGCCCAACGAGCCGGTTGCCTTCGACATCACCAGCGCCACCGACGAGCAGCTGCTCGCCGAGTACGGGCGCGTTCGCGCCGCTGGAGCCGAGCTGTCCGCCAAGACGGACGCCGACCCCGCCGAGCTCTCCGGCCTCGCCACGCAGCTTCAGGAGCTCGCCGCCGCGATCACCGAGCGGAAGACCGCCGCCGAGGCCACGCAGGCTGCCCGCGACGCGTTCGCGTCCGCGCCCGAGCTGACCATCCCCACCCAGGTCATCCCGGCCCCCGCCGCCGAGACCCCGGCCGCCGAGGAGCCCGTCGTGGAGACCCCGCCCGCGCAGGTCCCGTCCGTCTCCCAGATGGCCGCCCAGACCACCATGCCCGTCACCCCCCAGGCCCCCGAGCCCAAGGGCGACCGCATCACCATCCAGCTCTCCTCCGACGCCGCCGGAGTCCTCGGCCACGCCCCCGGCTCCGACACCACCGTCCGCAAGATCGGCGAAGCCTCCACCCGCCTCTTCGCCCAGTTCGGCACCTCCCGCGTCGGCGGCGGCGTCAAGGCCTCCCGCGCCCTCGCCACCTTCTCCCGCGACCGCGGCAGCGACCTCACCGCCACCGGCGACCGCGACCACGACCAGACCGTCATCGCCCACGCCCGCTCCC